GCAGCCCCTGCCGTCGTGCTGGCGGTGAGCCAGATTCAACAGTGAGAGCACTATGAGCGTTTCGCTTTCCCCCTACGCTGGCGCCGGGGCGCAGTTCTTCGACAACAACGGCAACCCGCTGGCGGGTGGGCTGATCTACACCTACGCTGCCGGCACGACCACGCCTGCGGCGACGTACACGACCTATACCGGCGGCACGGCCAACGCTAACCCCATCGTGCTGGACAGCGCCGGCCGAACGCCCGCGCAGATCTGGCTGACAGAAGGATCGTCGTACAAGTTTGTGCTGGAAACGTCTGCTGGCGTCACGATCAAGACCGACGACAACATTTTTGCGTCGTTTGAGCTGGCGGTGGCGGTTGGCGTGCCGGTTGGTAAAGGTGGCAGCGGAGTCAACGAGAACATTGCCGTCGGGTTGACTGCGCTGGACAGCAACACCACGGGCTCCAACAACACCGCAGTGGGCTACAACGCCCTGACGGCCAACACGGACGGCTTCCAGAACACCGCCGTTGGCTCCGAGGCGCTGGATGCAAACACCTCGGGCGACTACAACACTGCGGTGGGCTACCAAGCGCTGACGGCAGCCAACATTGCAAACTACAACACTGGCGTGGGCTATCGGACGCTAAATGCGGCCACTACCGGCGCAAACAATACTGCGTTGGGTAGCGATGCGCTGTTGTTGGTGTCCACGGGCTCTAACAACGTGGCGGTGGGGTACTCGGCGCTCGACGCTTACACCGGCAGCGATGCCGTGGCCGTGGGGGCTCTTGCGCTGGGAGCAAACACCAACGGCCCAGGCAACACTGCGGTGGGCAGAGGTGCGGCGCAACTGGTGGTTACGGGCGCGTACAACGTTGCCGTTGGGTGGGCTGCGCTGGATGCGGCTACCACCAGCAACAACGTAGCGGTTGGTGCAGACGCCTTGGGCGCACTGACAAGTGGGGACAACAACACCGCAATAGGGTTTCAAGCCGGCAGTTCTATTGTGTCCGGCAGCGGAAACATTGTTATTGGCCATAGCGCCGCCGCATCATCCTCAAGCGTCAGCAACGAAATGACGCTGGGCAGCACCAACATTACGTCAATGCGCGTGCCGGGTTTGTTTATGACCGTCGGTCAGAAATGGATCAACAACAGCACACTCACGGTGGCGATTTTGCTTGCTAGCGCGCCAGCTGCTACTGTCGGCGCAGGCGCTCGCGCCGTAGTAACGGACGCCAGCGCAACGACTTTTCATTCGATTGTGGCCGGCGGCGGCGCGAACGTCGTGCCCGTGTTCAGCGACGGCACTGATTGGCGGATTGGGTGAGGTAAATCATGGCACTTGTCAGAAATTCTGATGGCACGTTTACGGATCAAGCCACAGGAAAAAAGTATGCCGCTAACGCTATTTACTTTTCAAGCCCTGGTCCTGAAGATCCCAACCCACCTCAAGCTTTGTTGAAAAGAGGAGCGCAGCCAATTGCGTCTGCGCCCGCACCGTCTCCTGCGCCGGCGCCGGCCTCAACAACAAAGCTAACGTCAAAAGGCACTTACGCCGTTTCTGACTGGTCGAACGTTGACGCCCTGTTTCCGAAAACGCGGATGGGGACTGGCGCGGAAGACTCTGACGTCACCTACCAGAATGGCGCCTACACGCAATTCAAGAACCTAGAGAACGGCTACTGGCTCCAGTTTTTGCCGCAACTTGGGTTTACTGGGCCGACTACCAAAGAGGTTGTCGACTCCCCCGGCACGGAACACGAATTAAGAACGACGACGATTTCCGACGAGGCCGCTGCTGCAATCCAGCAGTTCAAGGCGCAAGGTTACGATGTTGTCATCAATCCCAATAAGATTGATTCTGGCAGCAAAAGCGTCACAGAGTTTGGCTTTAAGACGCCAGACGGCAAAATAGAGAACACCTGGGAATACAGAGGCGGCGCATGGTACGAGCAAGTTGCTCCGTACCTTGGGCTTGTGTTGCCGGGAATTCTTGGCATGGCGGGCATCAGCGCCGGCAGTCTTGGCGCGTCTATTACCGGGCAAACGTCCAACGCTCTGTTGAACAACGCGGTCGGCGGCGCGATTATTGGCGGCGCAAAAGAACTAATTACCAGCGGCGGCGATTTTGAGTCCGCCATCAAAGGCGCACTGACTGGCGGCGCGTTGGGTGCTGCGGCAGAGTTGGCGCAGCCATACATCAAAGACGCCGCAAACGCGCTATCCAATCTGACCGGCGAAGAAGTCGAGCAGTTGGCCGGCACCGATGTCGCGGCGACAGACGTTGCTGGCGAATTGGGCGACGTGGATGTGGGTGGCGGAACGTCTGTGTCTGGCTATGGCGGCGCGGGCGACGTAAGCATTCAAGATGTGGCTCTTGGCGCTGACCCGCTGTACGGCGGCGCATATACCGGGTTCAACACGGCGCAGAGCTACAGCAACCTGACGGACTACGGCAAGGACGTTTACGCGGGAGAACTTGCGCTAGGCAAGTCTCCAGATGCTGCGCTGATCAGTGCGTTTCGGGCAGAGTCGCTGAACTTTCCGACGACCGGCAACGCGCTGGCGACGGGCGGCGCTGCGGCGGCGGGAAATGCGTTGGCCACGGATCAGACGCCGTACACGATGGAAGATCTGTCGCCAAACCTTGGCGGCACTGCTGATTTCACGCAAGGCGCCGCCGTTACTTCACCCGGCGGCGTGGCAACCGTTGACCTGACTGCCGGGCAAGCCGCAGGCGCAGGCACTGTCGCCGACACCGGAGCCGGCCTCGGCACCGCAGGCGCTGCCGCAGGCGTGGCGGGTGCTGGTGCTGCGGCGGCGGGTGCGGCGGGAGCGGGAGCAGGAACGGCGGCAGGCGCGGGCGGCGACATGATTGATGTCGGCACCGACCCACTCTACGGCGGCGCGTATACCGGCAGCGGCGCGGCCGAAAGCGCTCTGACTGGCGCCGGTGCTGGTGCAGCAACAGCCGCGGGCCTCACCGGCATTCCCGTCGTCGACGACTTCCTCAAGTACATCGGCACGCCCGCAGGCGCTGCGGCGCTGGGTGCGTTCGGCAGCTTGGCAGGCGGGTATCTGACGGGCCAAGCGGCGAAGGACGCGGCGAACATCCAAGCGCAGTCGGCGCAGAACGCGTTGGCGCTGCAACGCGAGCAGTTTGAGTACCAAAAGGGCTTGCTGGAGCCGTACCGCCAAGCGGGCGAATCGGCGCTGGGCAGACTCAGCGGCGTTATGGGTTTGGGTGGCCAACCCGCCCAGCCCCAGCAACTGCTGGACATGGACCCCGGCTACGCCTTCCGCTTGGGCGAGGGCATGAAAGCGCTGGAGCGCGTGCAGGCTGCTCGGGGCAACATGCTGTCTGGCGGGGCGATCAAGGCGGGTCAGCGGTACGCGCAGGACTTCGCCTCGGGCGAGTACGGCAACGCGTACAACCGGCTAGCCAACATCGCCGGATTGGGGCAAACTGTCGGCGGTCAGTTGGGCTCTGCGGCCCAGCAGTTTGGCCAGACGGCAGGGGAAACGATGTCTCAGGGCGCAAATGCACTGGCGGCGGGGCGGATTAATCGCACCAGCGGTTACATGGGTGGCGTCGGTGGCGCCGTGGGCGCCTATCAGAACTACCAAAACCAGCAGCAGCAGAATCAGTTGTTCGGAAAGTTTCTAGACATCTACGGCCGCTCCGTCGGCGTTGGGGGCTGATATGCCGATTGACGCAAGCATCATCTCGCAAGCGCGAAACATCCCGCAGATCCGGTATCAGCCGGAGTCGCAGTTTGAGTCGTTCGCCAAGATCCAGCCGACGCTGAATGCGATGCGGCAGATGCGGCAGGAGGAGATGCAGTCGCAGCAAAGCATGGCGGAACAGCAAGCGCTGCAAGAGATTCGCCAGCGCGGCTACGATCCAGAGGAAATTGGCACGCTTTTGCAGATGCACGGCAAGACACAGGCGCAGATGGAGCTGGGTGTCAAGATGGTGCAAGCGGCCCGCGCCGGGAGAGCTGATCAGCGACCGTCAGTGGTTAGGGCGGGAGAAGCTCTTGTGTCGCCGGCAGGGCAGGAGTTGTACCGTGCGCGAGCGGATCAAAATCCAAAGCTGGAGAAGGTGCAGCTTGGAGACAGGGTGGCGTTTATTGACATGAACCCATCCAGTCCGACGTTCCGGCAAGAGGTTGTGTCGCAAGCGATGGGCGCGGCGCCGGAAGCGCCGGGAGCGGCAGAGGCGCGAGGGATTAACCGGCAACGCGCCGAGTTGGAGGCGCAGCGGCTAGACCTTGAGCGTCAGCGCGTTCAAGCGCAGGCGAGCAGAGATGCGCAGGCTACCGCAAGGCTTGACCAACAACTTGCGCAAAATGCGGAGCGTTTACAGCTTGAGCGCAGGCGCGTGGAGTTGGCCGAAGGGCGTCCTACGCCAGCGGCGGAAAAAGCGCAAATGGATGCAAGGCAACGGGTGACTAACCTTGAAACCACAATCAAAGAGCTTCGGGACATTAGCGCGCCTGGCGGTCTAATTGACCAGTCCACAGGAAGTGGCGTCGGCGCCGCAACGGACGTTGCTGCCGGCATGGTTGGTGTTGCAACGCCTGGTGCGATTGCTATTGGCAAGTTGCAACCAATTGCAGACTTGGTGTTGAAAAGCGTTCCGCGTTTTGAGGGCCCGCAGTCTGACAAAGACACGCAATCGTACAAAGAGGCCGCCGGCCGCTTGGCAGATCCGACTGTCCCTACAAAAATTCGCAAAGAGGCAGCGCAAACCATAATTCGCCTGATGGAAAAGTCTAAGACTCAGGCGCAGGCCGCAGCCGCACAGCCTGCGGTTCGCGCCGCAACACCCCAGTCATCCGCAGTTCCTGCTGGCGTTGACGCCGAAGACTGGAAGTACATGACCGACGAGGAGAAATCGCTGTGGAAATGACTGTTGAGCAGCAGCGCGCACTTGCGGTTGCGCGTGCGCGTCGCCGCAGAGCAGAAACTTCTACAACACCACCGGGCCAAATTCCTGGCGCTGGGCCGTATCAGGCGCCGCCTGCGGCCGAGATTCCTGTTGGGCGCAGGGTCTTGGAGGGAATGAAACGAAACGTAGGCCAAATGGCCCGCGTGGCAAACTTTCAACCATCCGCAGAAATGCTTGCAACTGCAGGAGGCGCCGTTCGCGGAGCCGCTGCGATGGCCCCCGCTGGTCCAGTAGCAGCGGCTGCAGGCGGCGTTGCTGGCGGCATCGCCGGCTTTACTGGGGCGCGTACTGGGGCTGAATTGCTGCAAGGCCAACAGCCCGACGTGCAGGGCGCGGTGCAAGAAGCGGTTGCCGGCGAACTGATTGGACGAGGTGCCGCGTCTGCGATTCGCACCGGCGCGCGTGGCTTGGACTATTTGCGATCGCTGCCGCAGAACAAGGCCGTCAACATTGCGCAACAGGCGGCAGGGCCGGAAGCAAAAAACATTCGCGCCGCACTGCAAGGCGCAGAACCCGGCATGACGCCGGCCCAAGCGACGGCGGGGTCGCCTCGGCAGGCTTGGCAAGCGCTGTTGGCCTTTGAGCCCACAGACTTTGCTGCGGACGTTGCGCGCCGGCAGAAGGCTCTGTCTCAGTCTCAATTGGCCGGCCTAGCGGGCGGCCCATCTGCCACTGCGGCACGCGAGACTGCGGAAGCAGGCAAACAGCAACTGACCGATATTACGTCGCCGATGCGCGAAACGGAACTTGCTGCGGCGAACGAGGCCCAGCGAGTGATGAATGCGCTGGTGCCGCGCAGGCAGCAAAAGCAGGGCTCAATGGTATCGGCCCTGCAAGAATCAGGACGTACAGGCACTGAAGCCGCGCAACGCACAGAGTCTGCCGTTCAGCAGTTGCAGCGCGTGGTTCCCGGGCAAATTCCATCCGTCAGCGCCCGGCAAACGGCGCGCGTGCAAGCGGCGGCTGGAGCCCAGCAGCAGGAGGCGTCGAATCTGTTTGCCGACATTTCCCGCCAGCGTCGAGCCGAGCGTGATTTCATTGACCGGCAGATTGGCAGCTTGGAAGCGTATGGGTTAAAGCCGCTGGACATCAATCCTGTGGTGCAGCGCATTGACACAACGCTGAATACGCCAGGCATTCGCGCCAGCACGGATGTGACGCGAGTCATGTCGCTGCTGAAAGACGATTTGCTGAATTTGGCAGAGCGAAACGGTGGCGTCATTGACGCGCACGATCTGTACACGCTGCGCAAAGAAGGCGTAGCGCAGCGCGTGCGGGATGTCTTGAAGCAAGACGACCCGAAGGCCGCAGCCAAAGTCACTGCGGCAGTTGTGGACAAGTTCCGCCCGCTCATTGACAACGCGATTGAGCAGGCGGGCGGCACTGGATGGCGTCAATATCTTGACACCTACAGCAAGGGCATGGACGTTATTGCGCGCAAGCAGATGGCCGCGCAGGCGCTGGACATGTTCAAGGGCAACGCTCAGGATTACGTCAGGCTGGTGCGCGGCGACAACCCGGACGCGGTGGAGGCGATCTTCGGGCCTGGCCGCTACAGCATCTTTAAAGAGATGACTGCAGAGATGCCAACGCTGGACAAGGTTGCGCGAATTGTCGAGGCCGACAAACTGGCAGCAGAAAAGGCTGCCGGCGGCAGGGGCGAATTGGCGCAAATTTTGGAAGCCAATCGCGCAAAGTTGCGGCTTCCCAACTGGTTCAGTCCGACCATCACTGCTGCAAACATGCGACTTGCCGACGTTGAGAAGCGCGTCAACAAGAAAACCATCGACATGATCCGCAAGGCGGCCGAGTCCAACCAAGGCATGATTGACTTGCTGGACGGCTTGCCGATCAAGGAGCGCCAGAAGCTGTTGCGGCTTGTGACCGACATTTCCACGTCTGGCGTCGGTCAAGCAGTCATTCCTGCGGCGCGCGCAGCAGTTGCGCCGACAATCGGCGAACTGTCCCGCAAGGCAGAAAACGCCCTCGCCCCCGAACCCATCAACGCCCTGACCGCGCCATGAACCTCACCCTCGAACAGAAGTCCGACATCGTGACGGAAGTCACAAAGGCCGCGCCCCCTGTGACGGTAGCGGGTGCCACAATTGCCGGCATGCAGGTCAACGACATGATCCTCTGGGCGACACTGCTCTACCTCGTACTTCAGATCGGCTTTCTGCTGTATCGCTGGGGGCGACTGCATTTCCAAGGCAGGGAAAGCGAATGAAACACGCGGCACTGGCCCTTCTGATCGCGGCCGGTGCTGCGAACGCCAACGTCGTGGCCATCGCCACGCACGAGAACATCCGCCTTGAATTGCACAACGTCGCAGGCCCGTGTCAAGAGCGTGCGTTGTGGGCCGTCATCACTGACGGCAAACGCACCATCAGCGGATGCTGGGTGCCAAAGCCGCCAGATCAGATCAGCGTGGCCTGGCTGGATGGCGACTACACCACGCTGCCGATTGCGATATTCCGAGAGCCTAAAAAAATATAGGAAAATAATTGAAACTACTGATTGCCCTTGATTACGACGGAACCTACACAGCAGATGCGGAATTGTGGGACGCATTTATATGTGCGGCCACCAAAAAAGGGCACAAAGTAATAATTTTAACAATGCGTTTTCCGCATGAATCCATTGCAAATGCTCCATGCGAAGTTGTGTATACCTCAAGAAAAGCAAAATACAATTTTGTAAATGCAGATATTTATATTGACGATAAACCATCGTTTTTGTTTAATGATGGGTAACTTAAATTAAAGATAGGAGAAACTATGAACCCGCTGTTTATGGGCCCGCTGCTGGAGGTGGGCAAAACCCTGCTGGATCGCTTCATCCCCGACCCGGAGAAGAAGCGCCAGGCCGAGGCAGAATTTCTGTCGATGGCCATGCAGGGTGAACTGAAGCAGGTCATCGCGCAACTGGAGATCAACGCCCGCGAGGCCGCTCACCCGACGATCTGGGTGGCCGGGTGGCGTCCGTTCGTCGGCTGGGTGGGTGGCCTGGGCCTGTTCTACGCCACGATTGGCCAGCCGCTGCTGACCTGGGCCGGCATGATCAAGGGCTGGCCTGCGCCGCCCGTGCTGGACACGGATCTGCTGTGGGTCGTGCTGTCTGGGATGCTGGGCATCGGCGGCCTCAGGACCTACGAGAAGTCGAAGGGAGTGGCGTCGAAATGAGCGTTGAATGGAGCCGCTACCCGAATTTCAAGCGCGACGAATTCACCTGCCGCTGCGGCTGCGGCCGCAACGAGATGAAGCCCGAGTTCCTAGAACGCCTCCAGGCGCTGCGCAGCGTGTACGGCAAGCCTCTGCACATCACCAGCGGCTATCGCTGCCCACAGCACCCTGTAGAGGCCTCCAAGGCCCAGCCTGGGATGCACAGCACCGGCCTGGCTGCGGACATCGGCATCAGCGGGTCAGAGGCCGTCACGCTGCTGCGCCTGGCGCTAGATGCGGGGTTCCGGGGCGTCGGCGTGCAGCAGAAGGGCAACGGCAGGTTCCTGCACGTCGATCTGCGGGAGACGCCGACGATCTGGAGTTATTGAGGAAGTTGTTCCAGTACACGCATCTGCCCGCACTCCATCCTGCGGACAATGCGTTGCTCTGCCAGGAACTTTTCGCCCTGCGTCATGCCCTCGGTAGCCTCTGACCAAGCCGCAAACAGCGCCCGCAGGTCTGCCAGTTCCTGCGCCCGCACGGCACGCTGTCCGAGCCTGTAGCGCGTCGTGATGGCGATGCAGGCGTCCTCGGCGTGGCGCACGATGTCGTCAGGATCGCGTGCCTTTCCGGCCTTGACCAGATCCTCCAGCAGCGCAGCAGCGGCGAAGATGCACGACCACTGCTGCTGACTGGCTTTGCCCTGCGCTACGCTGGTGATGGCCGAGTCCAACGCCAGTGACCAGACGGTGCGGTCGTCGATGTGCAGGGCGGCGGCGCCCATCATGGCGACGACGTGGGCTTTGGCGTTGATGCCATGGGGCTTGTACTGCTTGCGGGGTTTGGATGACTTAGGCATCTGGATGGTTCCAGTGGTAGACGTGGTGCCTGCTGACTTTTTCGCAGCGCAACAAGCCCTCCTCTGTCATAAGTTGCAGCCACCAGTGCAGCGCGGTGCGGTCCATGCCCGTCAACTCAGATAGCTCGGCTATCGTGCGCGGTGCGCGGACCAACAGCCCCAGCATGTCCACGATTTTTGACCGATTGGGTGCAATTCTGGTCACTTGGTATCCTCATTTCGCACGGAACGCCCTCGAGTTCCCACGGGCCAGTCCATGTCTGCCGCTCATGCGGCGGGTCGGTGCGGCGTCGGCAGGTTGCGCACTCTGGCAGATCAGTGCCCAGGCAGCGGGCAACGGCGGCGGGGAGGGTCATGCGGTTCCCCTCGCGCTCCATCAGCACCTCAGCCTCCAGGCCTTCCGAAATCTGCGTGCCGAGGTGGTCCAGCAGATCTTCAATAGTGTCGCCGTGGCCGGTGGCGTAGCCCATGCTGCGCATCCAGTGGGCGACTTTCTCGCGCTCTGCTGCGGCACCGGCTCTGCCTGCAAGGGGGGGTGGCAGATTGCCCCCTCCCTTTGGCTCATCCTGCTGCTCCAGCGCGTCGCGGGTGGCGGCTTCGCGTAGCGTGCTCATGCCACCACCTCTGCCACGATCAGCGCAACCATTACAGCGACGGTCGCAATCGCTGTGGCCTGCACCAGCGCAGACGCTTTCAGCCGAGGCCACAGATCCGGCGTCGGGGTCGACGCCTCGCGGTACGGGCAGCAGCGGCCCTGTTCGCACAGGCCGTCGCAGCAGTTTCTGTCGGTCATTTGATCCTCCTTGCCGGCACTGCCAGCAGCCAACGGTCACCCAGCAAGCGGATCGAGCGGATCCACTGCCGGGCGTTGTGTCGATCCGTCCGGCGGTCGCCGGATGCCCACAGGGCGCGCGCGCGGCGCAGCATTCGGGTGTTCACTCTGCCTGCTCCTCAAAGCGCGTCAC